ATGAACCATTTGCAAATCGTGACCCACGTTTAGCAGAGACCATTGTACCATTTGGTTCCAACCACCCCGGCGGCTGAAAACACCGCCACCCCGGAGCCACCCGGTGAAAGTGCGTTTAAATCATCATCGAAGCATTGAAAAGTGTTATATATATTTGCATACTTTTTTCTTAATCTTATGATTTTAGAGCCTGTACGCGCTGCTTTCCTACCTTGACTGATTATTGGATAATTATAGCTAATCGTCTGAAAAAGACCGCCAAACAGCATATAAAGCAAAAATCCAAAGGTTTTATAGTATTTAAAGCTTCTATGCTCAATTTCAGTCTGAATGCATCCTCTGACTTGTCTGTCAAGATACCTATCGTGTTGGCAGACTAAAAGAACCTTATAACCGTAATGCCGGTGAACTCTGAAGAACTTAACAAACTCCATTCTGTCTGATGCGCTGAAGTCCCTTGCATTGAACTTATCACCGGCTTCATCGAAGACCAACAAGCATTGATTTTCTTTACCTCGCTTTAAATGTTGCCTTGAAAATTCCTTGAGGAAGTCAACGGTTATTTCTTCATTATCTTTGATAAAAACGCGTTTTCGAGCTTCTGAGGGCTTCACAGAGCTATGCTTACACAATTTATCATAATCAACAGGCAAATTTGTAATAACATATAATTTCTTTTCTATTGCAAATTCCCTTATATCCATAGTAGCGTGATAGCTCTTGCCAGAGCCGGGAACACCTGAATACAGATAAATCATATTATCCACCCCCTACAAGTCTAAAGAAGCCTGCTAAAAGCCTGTAAATCATCAATGCTATAAGACACAGCAACCAACCTGAAATAATCACTATAAACTGTTTAACAGGCAAATAGTAATTGACATAGCCTAATATATTAGCTACTTCTTCAGGAACGCTTAAATTTTCCATTTTGTTATCCGGGAAGAATGATATTATAAAATCACAGATACTTGCTATTCCTTTACACAAATAGTACCAAACATTTGATACAATTGATTCTATTGAAAGTGTTATCATTTCATCACCCCTTTAGAATTCAAGCTTTTTGGTAGCAAATACCAAACCTACAAGTAATGCAGCACACAAAAAGAAGTCCGTTATTTTCGTTACCGTCTTTGCCTTTCCGCTCATTGTTAAGTCTAAATCAATATCACCTGATAAATTTGCACTTTCAACTTTAAACGGTATTTTAAACTTTGGATCTTTTGCATCAGCTACTAAAATATTTAGTTGATTGTACAAAAACTTCGGCAGGCAAAAAGGAAACTTGTCAGCTATACCCTCTGCAGAAAATTTGATAAGTTTAGGGCCGAGGTCAAAAGGTATTGCTTCTTCTGCAGGTGCATCAATCTTTGTTTCTTCACCGGTAGCAGTATCAGTAACAGCTAAATCGGTTACACTCACACCGACAACACCGATTACATCCGACACATCTAAACTTTTTACAGTATCAATTGCAGTCGATTCAGACAAGCCAACAGAATCAAGTGTTACTTTACCTTTTACATCAGCCTTGCCGGTACTCTTAATAGCGTCGGTTATACTTTTAGTTCTGTCTTTTTTTGAATTATATGTAACATCTTTATTCCGGGTTCTTGTTTTTCTTAAGTCTGATGATTCCGTTGTAACTTTCTTATAATCCGCATCAGACATATCTTTGATATTACTGTGATTATCAAGAATTGTTTTATCCTGATTTTTAGAATCACCATACGCAAAAGCAGGACGATAACCCAAGTAAAAAGTGTAATAAAGGAAATTTTCAACACTTTTAGGTTTAATGATTTTACCGTTATCATCAACAACATATGCAACTAAATAACCGTTAGAAACACTGTAATAACAATATTCACCGGTATTTCCGCTATAAGTTTTAAGATCGCTACCGTTAATTTTTAACTTTGCAATAGAAGAACGATAGCCACCTGCAAAAGCTGTCTGCCAGGCTTCTGAAGCAATAAACCAACAACTTTTACTTGCTTTGTTTACAATCGGTTTTGAAACAAAACCACAAGCCTCCTGAAGTGTAACACCAGTTGTAAATGCATATGTAGCATCATCAACAACCAGACCAATATTTCCGTATATATCACCGCTTTCACGATATGTACCAATATAATAATTACTAACATATGTAGTTTTTTGTGCTTCCTGACCGCTTTTACCATAATAAAGGCTGCCAATAGATGCCACTCCGGTTAATGGCTTTGGTAATTTATCCTCTTCAAGATTCCAGGAATTAAGTGTAGGAAGTCCCAAATCATCAATTGTTGGTGCAGCTGATGTAATAAATATATAATCACTTGCAGTCGGTTCAGGCGCAGTTCCGTCAATACCTAATGCCTGCTTTATCTTTGCACATATCATTTGGAATGTTGCCGCAGTGCAGACTACTTTTTGTTTGTTATAATCCCAAACATCTTTGATTGTTTTCCAAAAACTTACCCCGAATTTATCAAGAGAGCTTTCGCTGGTAAGAAGTCTGATAAGGCTTGCAACGGTCATACCAACACCCATAGCAACGAGAAACGCAATAAAAGCAGAAACGGTACCGGTTAGAATGGCAGCAGTTGCAGTTACTCCGGCAGTAGCTAACATTCCTCCGGCAACAGCACTACCGGTAACAGCAGCTACAATAACCCCAACAGCTGCACATACTTGATTAACTTCATTTGCTAGTGCTACCGTTTCTACCGGCGGAGCAAATGCCATTACCATTGCAAGCGCAATTACAAAAAACGCTACAAGAATTTTAGCTGCAAGCTTATTACTTTGCCGAAGTTCAAATAATCTTTCAGTCATAAAATCACCCCCTACTCTGTCTGAACAATAGCCAAATAACTACGCACTGCTTTTCTTATAAAGTCGCTTAAGTTTTCACCGGTACGCAGATTGTTTTTAATTTGATATAGTAGCTTATCATCTACTCTTAAACTTATAATCTCTGTAAATTCTGAAGTCATCTAATCATCCTTTCATATAGATTTCTTTCGCTTGTGACGGAATAGTAAAGGTAACTCATTCGTCAAACCCCGCCGACTACAACTCACTTCGCTTTTCGCTCGTTCATACAGAAAGGCACCCCTAAAATCTTCAGGGGATAACCAATTAGAGCAATAGCAAGCGTTCCCGGTAGCCGCACATTTCCGCATTTTGTAATACATTTTTACCTTAAAAAAATACAGTCAGAATACTGTATTCTGACCGTATTATAGATGAAATCACTGTTCTTAACATTAACCGTTTGAGAACTTTTTGAAGAATTTAATGCCGAGTTTGATAGCAATAACAATACCCATAATTGCAAGAGCTGCAGGAAGGGCAAGAGTCATAAGGCTAACGGCATCAGACTTAACTGTAGAAAATGCAGTTGAAAGTGCTGTTTTAAAGTCTTCGGTAAGGTTTGAACCGTCAGCAGCAAGAGCAGGAACAGCACCGGCAACCATAACCGCGCCACCTGTTACAGCTGCAGCAATTTTAGAAGCGTGTGCCTTAAGCTTTTCTTTAATCTTCATTGTTTTCACCCCCTTATTTAGTTTAATAATCAGGATGAGAATCAAGCCAATCATAATATTCATCAAGAAACTCATCCGTATTAGCGTTAGCGGCATCAAGTTCATCATCAACACCGGTTATATGCTTATAAGCTTTAATTCCGATTGTCATAGCAAGCAATAATCCCATAATAGGTACTGCATACTTGATTACATATAGCATTATATCTTTAAAATCATTTAATATCGTTGTAAACGATTCGGACATAACTTTAGAAATTTCTGATAAATCCTGCGCATCAGCAATTATGAAATCAAGCATTTTATCACTTCCTCATTATCTTAAATACTTCATAAATAACATAGCCAAATATTGATAACAAAAAGCTTATTAAAAAGCCGCCTGCAATACCAAGGGTTAAAATCTCAACCCCACCGTTTAAATTCATACTTATTCACCTTATTATTTCCATGCCCTACTCACAGAGCAGACCAGCGAGATAACTATTGACCCTAACCCTTGGTAATATTACCACTTCCAAAAGCTGAATTGCTTAAGGAAATGACAACCAATGATTATGCCGGAAGCCAGACAAAGAACAATTACAAGAGTTGTTACAGTATCGAGCTTATCGACAAGTTGCTGATAATTTATCAGCTTCGAGAAATCGTTAATTACTGTCTTTTCAGGAACATAAAAGCTTACAAGGTCACCGAACTTCATTCTTTGATTTGGATAAAGTTTTTCAAGCTGTTTTTCAAAGTCCTCTGATGACGAGCAGTCGATATATCTATAATCACCGCTGTATGATGAATTAACATCAACAACAGCAATACAACATTTGCCTTTACTCATTGAAAAACTATCAAGTCCGACATCACAATACTGCAAGTCTTCATAATTAACGAGTATGTAAAAATACTGCGTAACATCAGTATCAAGCACATAAGTGTTATTTCTATAAAGCACTTTATACTTGAATGTTGGTAAATCAAAGCCTAAATCGTTGATAACCGAGTTGTCCCGGTACGGTTCAAGTTCTGCATCTGATGTTGAATATGCATAAGCGTTCATTTGTGGAAGAAGAAAAGCACCTGCAATCATAATGATTGCTAATATTTTAGTTATTTGTGACCGGTGTAATATACAAGCCATACTGACTATTTTTTATATTGACACGAAGTTCAACCGGCTGAAGCGGTTTAACATCTGCGCCAAACATCATATTGTTAATCTGCACGGTTTCGTTACCGGCTAAAACAATAGCCACATTTAAAACCGTACCGTCCTTTTTCTTAATTGAATCGTTTTTTACAAAATTACCCTTTATTATTGCTTCCAT